CAGCGACTGCCCACTTCCGTCTATGTTTATAGATGAACGATACATTTATTTATATCTTTAGTAAACTTCATAAATAAACACATGGAAAACTTTTTTATCGGAAAAGATGGATTCACTTGGTTTACTGGTGTTGTCGAAGATAGGAATGACCCAGACAAACTTGGTCGTGTTCGTGTTCGTGCAGTTGGTTATCATACAGATAACAAAGATGAAATTCAAACAGAGGATTTACCTTGGGCTTGGGTTCTTAATCCAACAACCGTTCCATCTATGAATGGTATGGGAGAAACACCACCATTTTTAGTAGAGGGTTCTTGGGTTCTAGGATTCTTTAGAGATACTTTATTTCAAGAACCAATAATATTAGGTAGTCTTCCTGGCTTTAATTTAAGTTCACCAGATGGTAACAAGGGATTTAATGACCCTAATGGTATATACCCAAAAACTACAGGCGAAGTTGATGTAAATAGACTTGCACAAGGATTAGTTGGGGATACTCATCCTTCATTATTTACACGAAGAAAATCACAAGTTACTGAAGTTCCAATTGCAACAAAACCTTATATACCGACAGTTGAAGATGCAGCTGTTCAAGAAGGTCGAACATCATGGAATGAATTAAATGCAAAATCAAATTCTGTTTCTTTCTATCCATTTAATCATGTTCATGAATCCGAAAGTGGACATATACATGAGATAGATGATAGTCCAGAAGGTGAAAGACTTTTTACTTATCATAGGTCTGGTTCTTTTGAAGAAATACATCCAGACGGAAGTAAGGTTGTAAAAATAGTTGGTGATGATTATGAGATAGTTGTCGGAAATAGAAATTGTTATGTGCAAGGAAGTATTAATCTTACCGTAGATGGAAATGTAAGACAACTTATAAAAGGTGATTATGTTCTTGAGGTCGAGGGAGATTTCACACAAAAGATACATAAGAATAAATTAATGAAAGTCGGTGCTGGTGTCTCTGGTGGAAATATACAAGCGGAAATACGAGGAACAGTTGCAGAAAACATTTCCGACAAGTTTATACAAACGATTGGTGCAGATACCGAAATATTATTAAAAGGTAATCGAATAGAAAATGTAAAAGGTGATGATAAGAAAACAGTTGGTAAAAATGAAACAACATTAGTGTTTAGTGATATTAAAGTTACTGCATTACAAAATCATGCACAATCATCTATTAGTGGTAAAACAACTATGATATCTGGAACACAAATGAATATTAAATCTGCAACTGAAATGAATATAGTTACGGAAACTTCTTTGACTGAAACTATATCTAATAATGTTGTCAGAACAATTGGTGGAACTTTAAACGATACTGTAACTGGTGTTGGAACAATTACTATGGCTGCAAGTGGTAGTGAAGTAAATGCATCTGGTATTTTACTTACTGGTCATACTCATACTGACCCTGCTGGAGTTGCTGGTAATGAAACCTCTACACCTAATTAGGAACTAAGATGGCACTATGTGGAAATAATTTATCTTTAGATGCAGTAACAGATAAGATTGCAGAAATAGAATCTAAGATTACAGAAAAGTTAGATGCAGTTGCATCTGACTTAAAAGCAGAACTTGATGCAAAACTTCCAGAGTTAGAAAAGGAACTTGATAACCTTGCAGAAAAATTACCAGATGAACCGTTTGAATCTTTTCAAGAAGAGTTTGATAAATTTATAAACTTAACTCTTGACCCTCTTAAATCTAGTGAAGCTGCAGAAAAACTAAATGACCTCAAAGGAAAGTTTACTGATGCACTTGATAAAGCAGGAACAGATATTGATACCTTAATAAGTACTGCAACTTCTGAACTTGCATCTGGCGCTAGTCCATCCGTTGCAGATGTTGAAAAAGAAGAGACTGGAGAAAATACCGATACAGTCATAATTACAGAAGTTTATAAAAGTATAACTCAAGTGCAAGGTATGAAAGAAGGTACAAACTTTTTTTCTGGTGTAGGTTATACAACATCAGCTGATGGTGATGATACTATTGTTACAACTAGACAAGTATATAAAAAGATAAAAGTAATTTATACAGTTGAACAAACAACCAGTCCAAATCTTGACCCACTTACTGGTTTTGAACTTCCCTCACTTGGAGATTTAGGTTTACCTAGTTTATCTTTACCAACATTACCTAATTTAGATTTTTCAAATGTTCCGACATTATCTTCTGAATCACTTGCAGCTGGTCAAGCAAAAATGAAAGATGCAATATGTAATATGCCAAATCTTGAAGTCAATACTGGTGCATCTGGTACTCAAGAGTTTGAACAAAAAGAAAGTGGTGCAGATAGTATAATACTTGATAATACACCAATTAGTATAGTAACTGTTCAAGGTAGACAAGAGGGTAATAATTTTTTTGGTAACATTCAATATTCACAAGACGGTAAAAACATTCTGTTAGGTAAATTTTATGCAGAAATAAAGGTAGTATATAATGCAGCTGTTGTCAAACAAAAAGCAAAAGAATCTTTAATACCTCAAGAGGGTGGTGAAGAAGAAACCCCATCAGCAGAACCAGAGATTACCACAAAACAAAAAGAAGTATTGAATGTTCTAAAAAGTTTTAAAGTTGATAAAGTTGCATTAGAAAAAAGAACTGAGAGTATTATAGAACATATAAAAGAAAATGTTCCTAATTCAATTGAAGTAAATGGTGAAGTAACAAAATCATATATTGAAAAGTGTAAAGAAAAAGAAGAAACAATAAAAATAGAAATTGTAGACAGAACTGGAACATTTGACCCACAAGAGAAGAAAGAAATACTAGAAAATAAAGTTGTGCAAAAACTTAATGAAGCAGAAGATGATACTGGAGTGCAACCATCTAAGACAGCTCCAGTATCAGATAAAGAGTTGAATAATCTAAAAAAACTAGTTGACAATCATGTAGAAAAAATGAAAATTATGTTTAGTCAAATGACTATAGTTTTAAGAAGCCTTAGAAGTAAAAATACTCCACAAACATTTGACTATACAAAAACTGATGGGTCAAAAGTAAAAGTAACACTTGACCTTAATATTGGATTTGTTGATGACATTAATAGAGGACAATTGCAAATCAAAGGTCAAAATTTAAGAGCTCTAGATATTGCAAACTGGTTGTCAAAAGGTAAAATGTCTAGAAGAACTAGATTTACAAAACATTTCAGAGAAAATTATAAATTAATTAATAAAAATTTAACAACAAATCCAAATGCAACTGAAGATGTTAGAAAGTTTTATGATGAGAATATTTTAAAAGAAACATCAATTTATAGTTTAGAAGAACTTGCAGAATATAGGTCAAACTTTGAAGCGTTATGCACAATAAATGATGGCGAGGATATTTTTGAATTTGATAAACCAGAAGGTTTAAGTCCAGTTCTCATAAGAAGGTCAAATGTTACTGGTAATTTAGTATTCTTGAGTGGTGGTCGTTCAAGCACGACTGTAAACTGACCTAAATAAAACGAGGAGTATTTTATGGCAGTACAACCAGCATATAGAGATGCAGAAAGAACTAATAATTCAGATAGACCTTCTAAACAATATAGAGATTTGAATTTAAATTTTTCTAGACATCCAGTAACAAAAGGATTAACAATCCTCACAGATGCAGCTGCTGTTAAAAGAAGTGTTCGTAATTTAGTTCAATATGGTCACTATGAAAAACCTTTTCATCCAGAAATAGGTTCTGGTGTTCGTGATTTACTATTTGAAAACATGACACCTTTTGTTGCAAATACTCTTGCAAGAAAGATAGAAGATACAATTAATAACTTTGAACCAAGAGCATTACTTGCTGGTGTTGAAGTTTTTCCAGACTTTGACCAAAATGCGTATAGTGTAACTGTGGAGTTTTATTTACAAAATGCACCAGCAGAACTTGTTGACTTATCATTCACATTAGAGAGATTAAGATAGTGGCTACTACAGATAAAAAACTTTCAGTTTCCGAATTAGACTTTGATAATATTAAAGGTAATCTAAAAACCTTTATGAGGAATCAATCAGAATTTACAGATTATGATTTTGAAGGTTCTGGTATAAATGCATTATTAGATGTTCTTGCATATAATACACATTATCTAGCGATGAATACAAACATGGCTGCAAATGAATCTTTTCTTGATACTGCAGCTTTAAGACAATCAGTTGTATCTCATGCAAAGACACTAGGATATACACCAAGTTCACCAAGAGCGCCAATGGCAACTATTAATATAGAGTTAAGTAATTTTGGAAATTTAACTTCTGCTACAATACCAGTAGGTTTTACTTTTACATCTAATATTGATGGTGTGTCTTATCAATTTGTTGCAACATCTGAACATACTACAAGTTTATCAAACGGTGTTCTTGCATTTAGTAGTATTCCAATATATGAGGGAACATATGTTAGAACTAATTACATAGTGAATAATCAAAACTTAGAACAGAAATTTACATTAAATGATGAAAACGCAGATACTACAACATTACTAGTTGATGTTTTTGAAACATCTACTTCAACTTCATCCACTACGTTTACTCTTGCAACTGACTTAACAAAGGTAACACAAAGTTCAAATGTATATTATCTTCAAGAAAGTATTGATGGTAAGTTTGAAGTTTACTTTGGAGATGGTATTACTGGTAAAGCATTATCAGATAATAATGTTGTGGTATTAAGGTATCTTGTAACAAATAAAACAATTGCAAATGGTGCTTCATCATTTACAACTTCGTCTACAATATCAAATGTTACAGATTTAGAAATATTAACAGTTGATGTTGCATCTGGTGGTGCAGAAAGAGAAAGTATACAATCTATAAAATTAAACGCACCTTTAGATTATGCAGCTCAAGGTCGTGCAGTCACAACAAATGATTATAAATCAATTATTCCTAAAGTATATCCTAATACAAAATCTGTTCAAGTTTATGGTGGAGAGGATAATGATATTCCAGTTTATGGAAGAGTTTATATTTCAATAGTTCCTACGGTTGGCTCAATAACAACCTCTGCAAAACAAAAAATTGTAAATGATTTAAAAAGTGACTATACAGTTGTATCTGTAACTCCTATAATTATAGACCCAGAATATATTAATATAAGAATGAATGTTGTTTTTCAGTTTAATGCAAAAAATACCACAAAGACATCTGAAACTTTAATATCAAATGTAAGAGATACCATACTTGATTTTAACACGAATAATTTGTCTACATTTGATGGAGTATTTAGACACTCACAAATTACTGCGTTGATTGATAATGCTGACAAAGCTATCACTTCAAATATTACAACCATTAAATTATCAAAAGATTTTGTACCAACTTTAAATAGTCCAACAAAATATACAATCCCTTTTAGTAATGGATTATTTAATCCCCACTCTGGTCATATGTCTGATACTGGTGGAATACTTTCATCAAGTGGATTTTTTATATCTGGTAATACAAATGAAATGTTTTTGAATGATGATGGTAATGGTAATGTAAGGATGTTTTACTTACAAGATGGAACGACAACGACATATGAAGATAATACTACTGGAACAATAAATTATGTTACTGGTGAAATTATTTTAACAAATTTAAATATTACTAGTATGTCAAGTGTTGATGGTGCAACTTCAACAAGTATTCGATTAATTGTAACACCAGAATCAAATGATGTTGTTGGTGTTCGTAATCAAGTTGTACAAATAGATACTGCAGCATTGACTATATCATCAACTGTAGACTCAATTGCAACTGGAAGTTCTGCAGCTGGTATCGGTGTATCAACTACAAGTTCATATACTGGAACTTCATCAACAACAAGTTCAAGTTCAACGTCATCATCTAGTTCAACTTCTTCATCAAGTTCAAGTAGTTCAAGTTCAAATGGATATTAAAAATGTCTAATAACGACATAAGTCTAAAGAGAAAAGTTACAACTCATATTCAAACTCAACTGCCTGAATTTATTCAAGCAGACCACCCAATCTTTTCGTCTTTTGTCAAAGCATATTTTCAGTTTCTAGAAAGTGCAGAAGTTACTTTTTCAGAAGTTAATAATTATTTAAGACAAGAATCATCATCTGTTAATTTTGTGTTAGATGAAACTGGTGACCAAATAGTTTTAGAAGACTCTGAGGTCAAGTTTTTAGTTGGTGAAACTGTTACTGGTCAAACTTCAAATGCAACTGCAAAAGTTTTAGTTGATGATGTTGATGACGGTAAAAGATTATTTATTACATCTAACTCTAGATTTATAATTGGTGAAATAATATCTGGTAACACATCAAACGCAAGTGGTACTATTCAAACATATAAACCTAATCCTATTTCTAATATTCAACAACTTATTAATTTTACTAATGTTGACTCAACTCTTTACAATTTTTTAGATAATTTTAGAGATGCATTTCTAGAAGGTATAGTTGATAATTTAAATACGACAGTTGATAAAAGAAAACTCATAAAGAATATTCGTGATTTATATCTTGCAAAAGGAACTAAGAAAGGACACGAATTATTTTTTAGATTACTACTAAATGAACAACCTAGTATTCTTTTTCCAAATGAAAATATGTTAAAAGTGTCAGATGGTAAATGGACAACTAGAAGATTAATAAGAGTTGAAACTGGTGGTTCATTTGGTACTGGTAATATTCCAGATTTAGTCGGCCAACCAATATCTGGTATATCATCACAAGCAACTGCTATCGTAACATCTACCGTATCTTTTAGAGAAGGTGGAACTACGATTGTTGAAATAGAGATTGATGAAAATACAAGAACTGGTATATTTGAAGTTGGTGAACAAATTACTGGTATATCAAGTGTAAATGACCTTGATGTAACTGCAACTGTAAGAAGTATAGTTGTATCAGCGGCAGTTAATAACTCTGGACAGTATTATACAGTAGGTCAAAAAGTAAATGTTGGTACAGTTGCAAATTCAAATAACGCTGCACAAGTAAAAGTGCAGACAATAAATTCTGGGTCAATAGATGAAATTTTAATTGATGATGCCGGAACTGGATATGCAGTTGGTGATAATTTAATTATAGATAATTCAAACACCAATGGTTCTGGTGCAGCTGCACAAGTTTCTGTAGTTGGTGGTGGTATCGCACCAGAGAGTGGAAGTACTGCACCATCATTTGATACTACTGATGATGTTTCACAAAGATTTGATAATACTAATAGTAAGTTTGATAGAGAGATTGGTGAATATGATATGAAAACTTCAGACCATATCACACTTGAATCAGAAAGTCAATCTTTTTATGGTGATGATTATGAGGGAACAAAAATAGTTTTAGAAACTGGTACTTTTGCAAATTTAAGTGTTGCATCTCAAGCTACTGAAATTACAGATATTAGATTAATAAATGGTGGTAACGGTTATACTCAACTTCCTAAACTAGATAAAACAAACAAATATACAACTGCTGGTGTTCGTAATGATGCATCTGGACAAGTTTATAATACTGGAATAATTACAACTAGTGGTTCTGGTGCAAAAGTTTTACCAATATCTACTTCTGGATTAGGAAGTATTGGTTCTTTTGAACTTACTAACTCTGGTATAAATTATTCAAGCGCTCCTACAATCACACCATTCAGACACGCAGTATTAAAAGATATAACTGGCACAATTACTGTAGGTGATACATTACTAACTCATACTGGAACTATTACTGGTTTTAATTCAGATACACAATTGATATCTATTAATACAGATGAATCATTTATAGAGGGTAACCTTATAAGAACTTCTGGTAGTGCAACTGCCACTATTGCAAATATTGATATTGCAACTGGAACAGCAAGTACTGGAACAGAGTCAGTAACAGCAGGAGAATTTATAGGTTCTGATGGAATTGTATCTGAAGATGTAAATCGAATACAAGATAGTTATTACTATCAAGATTATTCTTATGTTGTAAAGGTTGGTGAATCAATTGCATCATGGAGAGACTCATTACGTTCTTCATTACACCCAGCTGGTTGGATAGTCTTTGGTGAAGTTGAAATCAAGAGTAGAATATTTGCTGGTGTTAAAACATCAACTATTGTTCCATCTTCATTTACACCAGAACTCGCAACAATTCTCAAAACTCTATTTTCTGCTGTCTTTGGTAGAAGATTAGGAACTCTTGATGATGGAACATCTCTTCGTGCAAATGCACAAACTGGTGTTGAAAGTCATACAGACTTAACAAATACAACAAGAGATATAACATTAAAAAGAGTACACAATGTTGTTATCGGTACAAGAAGAACTGATAGAGGTGGAGTGTTTGGGCCAAGATTAATTAATCTTGCAAAGTATGCTTTTTCTGTTCCACCAACCACAACATCTGAAGTAACTGCAAATTATCCTGGCGTGATAAGAAAGATAAGAACTTTGGATTTTGAAAGTGGTGCATACTATCCAATAGAACAATTTAAAGATGTAAAAATAAATGAAATATCAATAAGGTCATTTTCTGGAGATACACCAGATTTATTTTCTGATAGTGGTGATGTAAAATTTAGTAACAATACAGAAACCTTTGATGGTAACAATCATATCATCATTCCACCAGCTGCATTTAAAACTAAAATAAATGTACCAGTACCAAGTGAAATAAAATTTATTGGTTTTGCTGGTTTTGACCAAAACGATATTAAGTTTGATACATCTGTAAGAACTTTTGATGGACAGGCAACTGTTCTAGGTACGACATCTTTTGACGAAGATTTCTTTAGATATGATAATAACTCTGTTAAATATGACAGAGATGTAATTGCATAATAAAATCATTATAAATAACAATGATGAATAGGAGATAAACTGATGGCATTTCAATTACTAGGTATTGGTAGTTCCGCCAATGATGGAACTGGAGATACATTAAGAGTTGGCGGTGACAAAATTAACGATAACCTCATAGAAGTATATGCTAAGATTAATGGTGTTTCAACTGGTAGTATCAGTAATGGAACTGCATTAACTTCAGACAATGTTGTATTGAGACAAACAACCGACACTCTTACAAATAAAACTTTAACAAACCCAACTATTAATGCAGCGACATTAACTGGAACAGTTGCTTCAACTGCAACTATTACTGGTACATTAGATTTAACTGGTGCAGTTCTTGCTGGAACTACAGCATTAGTTTTTGAAGGTTCTGGTGCAGATGCAAATGAAACTACTTTTTCAATTACTAATCCGACTGCTGATAGAACAATAACATTTAAAGATGGAAGTGGTACAGTCGCTTTTACATCTGATATTACTGTTACTGCAACTTCAACAACTGCATTATCTAATAAAACTTTAACTGCACCTAAATTTGTAGATGCTGGTTTTATTGCAGATGCAAACGGTGCTGAACAAATTATTTTTCAAACAACTGCAAGTGCAGTAAATGAAATAGAAATTACTAATGCAGCTACTGGTGGTGCAGCTTCAGCTGGTACATCTACTGCACCGATTATTGGTGCATCTGGTGAAACCAATGTTGACCTCGCATTACTTCCAAAGGGAACTGGTCATGTTGCAATTCGTTCAACTGGTGGTACAAATAATCAAGGTGCGATTAGACTTAACTGTGAAAATAATACTCATGGTCAAACTCTAATGTCACAACCTCACTCTGCTGGTGATAGTGGTTTCTTTATGTTACCAAAATCAAGTCCAGCTGGAAATGCAAGGTCTGCTCCAGACGTATTATTAAGTGGTTCACAAACCGTTGCAGAAACCGAAACTGCAAACGGTGCTGGTTCTTCAGTTGCATTATCACTTAATACACTTCATACTGCGATTGTAACAACTGGCGCTCAAGCGTTCTCACTTGCAAACGGTGTTAATGGACAAATTAAAACTATCTCAATGGTAACAGATGGTGGAAATGCAACTCTAACTCCAGCAACTTTATCTGGTGGTACAACAATTGTGTTTAATGATGTAGGTGATAGTGTTATTTTACTTTATAATACAACTGGTGGATGGGCAGTTCTTTCTAACAATGGAACTACTGTATCTTAATAAGGAGTAGTCATGGCAATAGACACTTTAGGTTCAAATTCACTTGGTGCGAATTCAGTTACATCAGCTAAAATTGCTGATGGAACTATCGCAACAGCAGATATCGCTGATGATGCTGTAACAAATGCAAAGTTTTCTGGAAGTGGTGCAGTTGCATACTTTGTCAATAGTTCTGGAACTGCAATAGGTGATACCTCATCAAGTGGATTAAATGCACTAATGCGTGTAAATAATCAAACTCTATCTGGTAATGTTACAATTACTGGTACACAAAATGCATCAATGGCTGGGCCAGTCACGGTTGCTAATGGTGTAACATTAACAGTACAAAGTGGTGGAAGGTTTGTAGCAGTATGAGTACAATAGTTGCAACTAATATTCA